ACCGCCTTCGAGCAGGCATGGGCTGGCCGCGCGTTCTCGTTCCCGTTTGAGTTCATTGAGGACATAACCCAATAGGAGAATAACAATGGCTGATCCCGCATTATTGTCAAACACTATCATCGGCATCCAGCGCGAAGTGACACGCGGGGTTGCCCCGACTACAGGCGTCTACAACGCTGTGCCCTTCCTCGATGGCATCAGCCTCTCATTTGAATCATCACCCACTGAGTTTGATGTGTATGACGGCACGCGCATGAAGTCATTCACAGTGGGTGGCTCGAGGGCAGTCAGACTTCGCATCCCTACAGTGCTCAATTACGAGCAGGGGCAGCAGGATCTCTTGAGGGCCTGGCTCCACGCCGCAGCTTGGGCTGCTGGCGCAATCACTGCCGATGCTGACCCGACATACTACTTCACCATAGTTGCAAAGATGGAACTGAGTACAGGCGATGAGTACCTCGTATTCACTGGGTGTGAAGTAGCCAGCGCCACAATGGATATGCCGCTCAATGACAAGGTGAGCGTCAATTACGACATCTTTGGACTGTCACAGACCACAGGGAGCGCCATGCCTGGCAGTGCCACAATGGGCTCGCTGACAGGGAAGTCGCCATTCACTACCGGATTCACTGGCGCAACAGTGACGTGGAATGCGCTGCCAGTGCCCGGTGCATTCACTGCATCGCTGACATTAGACAATCAGGCTGACCCGAAGTATGCGTGGGGCGGCACAACCGCCGATCACATCATCAACAAGAACCTGAAAGTCAGTGGCACGGCTGAGGTGTACTACAGAGACGACTCGTTTATCACCGATGCGATTGCCGGCACGCTCAGACCAATCTCATTTGTCTTGAAGTCATCGGAGACTGCAGCTGAGGATACCTTCACGGTGAGCATTCCGAAGGCTCTGGCAGTCAATGCGCCAGTTAGCGATAGCGCGGGGTCAATGGCCAGTGCTGTTGACTTTCGTGGCCAGTACGACACCGGCATCAGCTCAATCATTCAAATGACGGTGGCATAGGTAATCTATGGCTGACTTTGGGCAATTATCACAAGAGATTGAAACCTGGCAGGAACGCGCAGCCTGGCTCGCGCTGAAGCATCCATACACCGGCGAGCCAATAGGCGGTGATGAGCCTGCCAGGATATTGCTGACTTCACCGCTTTCGAAAAGGTGGCAGGAGATGGATCGCACATGGCAGGTGGAGCGGATAGTAAGCAGGCAGCGTGATGCTGGCAAGGTGGCGCCTGATGACATTGAGAAGTTTGAGGCGCATCGCGTGCGGTGCTATATGGCAGTCACAAGGGAATGGGAGCACATAGACAGGGACGGGGCGCCGCTCGCGTGCACGCCTGTGAATATGGAATGGCTCTATGGGTTGCCATGGGTCAAGAGTCAGGTGCTTGAGTTTGTTAGCGACCTCACCAACTTTGGCGCACCGGAAGGGACGCTCAATGGGCATGTGCCTGCTGATGTGGTGGAGGACAGCGAAAAAAAATCCTTGACTGGTGCTTCTGGCAGTTCGCCGTAAGCAACAAGCTGATGGTGTCGGCACTTCGTGGCGAGCTCGAGGGTGACTCGAGTGCCGTGAAGATGATCGAGGTGAACCGAAGCGCCAGGCGATTGCCACGCAGCGAACGCGAGCCGCCATTCCCACTGCATGATGCCTATATCTTTCAAATCTTTCAGGAACTCAATGCTTCAAGGTCACATAACGGATTTGGTTACAACCCGCTTAGCTACACCGAACTCTATGCGTATCAGGCGATGACGGGCACGGTGCTCAATGCCTGGCAGGTAAAGATGCTCATGCGAATTGATCAGATATTCCTGGCAGCAAGCGCGAAGGCGCAACAGATTAAGGCGAATACGCCAATGCGGGCAAAGCGATAAATGGCTGACATTGCTTTAGTAAGTTTAGCGCTTGATTCATCAGCAGTGGTTGCTGGTGAGAAGCAGGCTACACGTGCATTGCAGACGGTTGATGCCGCGATGCAGCGCACTGAGAAGCAGGCAGCGCAGCTCAACACCGGGCTGAATGCCAACCTCAAGAAGAGCGGTGATTCGTTCAAAGGTCTGGCTGAGGGCGCCACACGTGCTGGTTCTGCTCTCTCGGGACTCGGCGGGCCTATAGGCAGATTTGGCGGCGAGATTAGCAGCCTTGGCGGGCAGGTTGAGGGATTGACCGCCAACTTCGGCTTGATAGGTGGCGCGGCTTTAGGCGCTGTGGCGGGCGTGGCGGCATTGGGTGCGGCACTGACGAAGTTAACACTCGAAGGTGTGGCAGTCTCAGATGAAATGCTGGATGTGGCTGAGAGTACCGGCCTCACCATTGATCAGGTGCAGAGGCTATCAGCTGCTGCGCGTCTCTCAGGCGAAACTGCCGGGTTTATGGAATCGGCATTTCGTACCTTCCAGAACACTATTCAAACAGCAATCACTGACCCCTCGAGCGATGCAGCCAAGGCGCTCGCCAAACTAGGCATCGATGCACAGACAGCGGGCAAGGATACCGGCACCGCGTTTCTGAATGCCATCACTCACCTCAAGGAATACCGCACAACCACAGAGGGTGCTGTTGCTACCAATGAGGCATTTGGCAAGCAGATAGGTGTGCTTGTGCGCTCAGCTGGCAACCTCACAGAAGTGCTGCAAGGTTCGCGTGAGGAACTCGAAGCGGGGCTGGTCGTTGCTACAGCGGAGGCAGTTGAGGCTGCGGGGAAACTCGATGAAAAGATCAACCAGCTGAGCAACTCGTGGAGTGTGTTCAAGCAGAATCTTGCAGGCACATCGGTGGGTGCGGCGATTGGCAATACGATTGATGGGATGAGCGGTTCATTGGGCGTGCTTCATCAGACTCTGGCAGGCATAGATGGGTTGATCAGCAAATCAAGGTGGCTTCAAGGTCTGCTGTTCTTTGGCGTGCAGATGTCAAATCCTGTCGGGCTGTTGCGTGAGCTTGACAGGAGCACACCAAACACAGGCGCACCATCACGCAGCACTTTACTTGGTGCAGGGCTTGTTACTGGTGGTGGCGGTGGAGGTGCGGGCCGCGGTGCCGGTGGTGCGGTCGCGAAGAAGGTTGCCGATGAGCTAAAGCTGCCGATAGGCCAAACCATTAATGCGTTGGCACTGCTAAGACCAGCCATCGAATACATGGAACGCCAGACACAGTATGCCGCCGATGCAATGAAGGCGTTAGCAGAGTCAGACGCGCGAGATCTGGCAGTCGATCTGAAGAATCTCGGTACTCGTGTTGAGCGCATCATCGAAGGCATTCCACTGGCACAGGGGCCAGGTCTGATCCAAACGGGCGGGCCAGGGCAGCCCATCCCTGGCGGTGAAGTATTTGGCGGTCTGCCACCACCTGGAACCGTACGCACTGAAGCGCAGGCACGCCTTGATGAGCAGTTCAGTTACATCTTCGATGACATGCTCGTAAGCATTCTCACGGCTCGAAAGACGATCGGCGAGGCATTTGGTGACCTCGCACTTGGCATTATTGATGTATTCGCTGTCGAGTTCACCAAATCACTGCGTGAAGCATTTATCACGCCAGTAGTGCGAGGGCTGACTGATCTCTTACAGGATGCACTGGGAGATCTGTTTAGTGGGCTCAGTGCTAAAGGGCTGAAGGGTGTATTCGGCGGCATTGCCAAAGGCATTGGCACGATCTTTGGCGGGTTCTTCGCTTCGGGGGGAACTTTGGGGCCTGGCAAGTTTGGCATAGCCGGCGAACGCGGGCCTGAGCTCATCTTTGCCGGCAATCAGCCAATGCACATTGCACCCGTCACAGCAGGGAGTGCGGGCAACGTGTTCAACATCAGCGTGGGAGTGAATGCGCCATCCGGCAGCGTAGACAAGCGCACGCAGGATCAACTGGCAGCGACTGTGATGAATGCTGTCAAGCGAGCGCAGCGCAATGAGGGGGCCAGGTGATATGCCCACGTATGATTCGGCATCATTCCCTGAGCTGGCCATCTTCGCGAATGGCGCAATCACTGGCGGGCCGATGTTCCAGACAACCATAGTGCACTCAGCCAACGGCACGGAGCAGCGCAATGCTTCAAGCGGGATGCACGCCAGGCGCATATTCAGAGTAGACACGAGCACCATCACTGATGCGGTACGCATTGAAGTGCTCAACTTCTTCATCAACAGGCGTGGCCAGTCAGACTCCTTCCGGTTCAAGGACCCTTTTGACTTCGAAGCAAGTGGTGAACCGATAGTGAGCGGGCAGCTCGTGAAGCGATACACCGCCGGCAGTGTCAGCTATGACCGGCCAATAGTGAAACCTAAGAGCGGCACTATTACGTTTAGTGGCGGTGGCACATTGGATTATGAGACAGGCGTGATCAGTGGCAGTGCCGGCGGCACATGGTCAGGTGAGTTTGAGATTCAGGCACGCTTCGCTGCCGACAGGTACACTGAGCGCAACTTCTTCGTTGACTGGCACGAGGTGCAATTGGAGATTGTCGAAACGTTTGACTATGACCTGCCAGGAGCATCCGGCGCATCGCTCGCATCTACGATCAGCTATGAGTTTCCGCTTCCCCTCGAGGTAGGCCGAAACCGCTATGCGGACTATTCCACTTATGTTGTGCAGGGAGGTGGCTACTCAGAGGACAGGTTTGCGCAATACGCAGCCGGGCTGACCGGCTTTGAGGGCAATGTCCTCTGCCAGGATCGTGCTGACCTCGAGACGCTCATCAGTGCCTTCCTCTGCGTGCGTGGCCGGCGCACTGCATTCCAGCGTGAATCGTTCAATGTTCGCTTCGATCGGGATGCGCTCGTGATTGGTTATACTGGCAATGAGTCCTTTCAGTGCCCTATCGGGTTTGTGGGGATCAACTAGCCTATGCCTCGAAACATACCAGCAGCACTGGCATCGCACATAGCACTGGGTGGGACCAGTCTGTGTGAGCTGATCAAGGTGACGCCAACTGTGGGCGCTGTGCTGGCATTCACGAATCACATTCAGAACCTGACTGTTGATGGGCAGCTCTATCTGGCACGGCCTGGCATGCGCGTGAGTGAGGTGAAAAGCGGGCTGAAGATGGAGATTGATACCTCGCAGGCGCAGGGGTTCTTCCATTCAGGCGTCATCACGCTTTCAGACATTCTCAAGGGCAAGTTTAGAGACGCTATCTTTGAGCGTAGGTTTGCCAACTATGATGCGCCATCTGATGGTGGTTATACGTACCAGTCCGGGCAGATCGGGCGTGTGGATATTGCTGACAACTCGTTCACGGTGGAGCTGCGCGGGCTGATCCAGAAGTTGTCGCAGCCTGTAGGGCGCGTTACCTCGAGGATGTGCGATGTGCAGCGCGTGGGTGACGCTCGATGCAAGTTCAATCTGGCAACTACACATTACATTGACGGGACGCCATTCACGCAGAACCTCACAGTAAGTTCGGTATTCAGTGCGAATGTCTTCGAAGTGGCTTCAGGCTACAACGTTTCATATTCCGAGAGTTGGTTTGAGGGTGGCTACCTGACCTGGACCAGCGGAAACAATGCAGGCTATACGGCGGATATTGCAAGATCAATGATTCAATCACCGCCTACAACGCTTGAGTTCACATTAATGATGCAGCCAGGCGCAGATATAGCTCCAGGCGACACCTTCACCGCGACTGCCGGCTGTGATCGATTCGCAGCCACCTGTCAATTTAAGTTTCGCAATGCCTCGCAGCCCAATGGCAACTTAGTCAACTTTCGCGGCTACCCTGATCTGGCAGGCGCAATCATCTACAAGGCAGCAGATGGAATCATCGCATCAGGCGGATAGAAAAGAGATCGTCAGAACTGCGCGCAGCTTGCTCAGACCGCGGGTGATATTCCGCCCCTATGGGCGCGATCCCAAATATGGACTTGATTGCATTGGCGTCATTGACTGGGTTGGGAAAGAGTGCGGGTTGCTGCCTGCTGATTTGACGATTCCGCCTTATGCATATCCACCGCAGCGGGAGGCATTCAATCTATTCAATGAACATATGGATCAGGTGGTGCTTCCGGTGGAGGGTGCAGTGGTCGTCATTGCTGATAAGGATGGCGCACCACGTCACACCGGCATTGTGGATTGGGCTGATGAGAAGTGGAAGTGCATTGGTATTGATGTACATGGGCAGCGACCGTGGGTGACGATCATTCCTCTCAATCTTGATATGGTCTGGCGATTCTATGACTTTAGACTGGCGCAGAGTTAGCCACATCCTGGCATTGCTCGTGCTGCTCACCGCAACGGTGGCGGCTGATCCTGTTACTGCCTACCTCATTGCTCACGGTACTGCGCTCCTTATTTCCGCCATCATTACAGGTGCGAGCTATCTGCTGCAGCGTATCCTTGCCCCGAAACCGAAGCCCGGCGAAGCAGCCCGCCCCGATCTGCAATTGACCGCATCACGTGAGAGTGAGGGCATCCCTCGCATATA